GCTATTTGATAATGTTATTACAACAACTAACACTAGCTCAAATTTAGAATTAAGAACTATTGATAATAGTAATATCAGACTTCAAAACATTTTAGTTAATAATGATAATATTAGTACTGAAACTAGTGATATAGATTTTACAACAAATAATATAAACATTACATCAACTGATGCAATTAAAATTCCAATAGGAACTACATTAGAAAGACAGTTAGAAGATAGTGGTATTAGATTTAATACTACTGATAATGTGTTTGAAGCATTTAGGAATAGTAACACTATTACATTCAATGGAATATATTCAGATAACAGACAGACTAATGTTTTAGCCCATCCAACAAACAATACTATTAATATTAATGTCATAGACAGTAATGTTACTAATATTACTAATGTAGGGATAGATACACACGGATTAACAGTAGATGATGTTACTATTGAAGCAAATACTATTAAAACAAATTCAGCTAATTTAGACTTAGATTTAAGAGCTGACGGCACCGGCGGCCTAGTAATTGATGATGTAAAACTGAGTACAAATACAATTACTAATACTGCTGCAACAGCTCTTACCTTGAGAAATACACTTTACGGTGTAGTAAAGTTTGACGGTCATTCTGTAAAACTACCTTCAGGTACAACTGCTGAACAGCCTAGCTTTACACCTGAATCAGGTATGATGAGATGGAACACTGAAAACGATGTGCTTGAAGTTTGGGACGGCACAACCTTTATTACTGCCGCAGGTACAAGTGCTACACTTAGTGCAGATGAAATGGATGATCTCATATTAGAATACACTCTAATCTTTGGGTAAGTAACCCCTTTTTTCGATAAACGATAAATACTATTAATGCAAAGTACGACCATACTTGCAGGGTCAAACTGTGGTTAGCCAGCAAAGAGCGAAAGCTGAAAACTTAGGCTAGAGGGACAGGATCCCCGTACAAGGAGAAAAGATGGCTGTTGGTCGCATATCCGGTCCACTCTTGAAGTCGAATCTTATTCGTAACGGAATAGATTTAGCTTTTGAGACTGACCTATTATATCTAGATGTTAATAATCAGCGTATCGGCGTCAAAAATTCAGCTCCGGAGTACGAGGTAGATGTTACTGGAACTACACAAACAACAAATTTAATTGTTACTAATGAAGCAGATATTGCTGACATTAATGTGTCTGGCAATACAATTAGTACTACACAACCATACCTAAATCTAGCAACACTAGATACTGTAGTTGCACTCAATAAACTTAGAATTGATAGCATTGATATTGAAGGCAATGTTATTTCAACAAACAATGAAGATTCGTCAGCCAATGTAAACTTAGAGCTAAGACCAAACGGAACAGGCACTGTTGACGTATATTCTGATATGAACGTTACAGGAAATATTTACGCAACTGGTAATATTACAGCAGATGGCGATATTACAATTGGTGATGCAGATACTGATAACGTTATTTTTAATGCAGAAATTGCAAGTGATCTTATTCCAGATCAAGATAGAACATATAATTTAGGAAGTAATCCGTTATCAGGCGGTAAAGAATGGAATGACATATATGTAAATAGAATTTTTGCATCAAGTTTAGATTCTAATGATGCTGTTGTTAATGGCATCGATCTTACCCTACAATACGGAAATACATATTTTGTTGCTGAAAACGGTGACGATGCACACTCAGGTAGTCATATACTTGATCCGTATGCAAGTTTAACATATGCATTATCACAAGTAAGTGCAGGCGACACAATACACATATTTCCAGGTGATTATACAGAAACATTTCCTTTGACAGTTCCAGCAGGTGTTACAGTAAAAGGTGAAAGTATTAGAAGTGTTATTATTCGTCCATCAGCAGTAACAAATACAAATAGTGCATTTTTACTTAACGGTGAGACAACTGTAGAAGACTTAACAATTACTGGCTTTTACAGTCCAGGCTATGCGTTCAGTTACGCACCGAGCTATACAGCAACTAGTCGATCTCCATATATTAGAAACATTACAGTAATTACAGCAGGTAGTGTAACAAGTGCGCTAGACCCAAGAGGGTTTGATGCAGGCGATGCAGGTAAAGGTGTATTTTTAGACGGTGCAGTAGCATCAAGTACATCAGCAAACACTGCAATGTTGTTTCACTCAGCAACATTTATTACACCAGGTGTAGATGCAGTAACGCTTACAAACGGTGCTAGAGTTGAATGGTTAAACAGTTTTACATACTTTGCTAATCGCTCAATGTTTGCATATGACGGCACAACAGGTCGTAGAGGAGCAGGTAAAACTAAACTAACACTAAGTGGTGTTACAGGAACATTTGCTCAAGGCAATACACTTACAATCACGTCAGCTGATGCGTCTACTGTACTAACAGGTACAATAGACAGTGTAGACGGTAATGATGTTTATGTAAGCAGTTACTTAGATTTAGATGGGTTTGATTTAACTCCACAGAGTATTACAGATGGCACAGCAACAGCAACAACTATTGATAGCTTTGATTTACGTGAGTTTGGTGCAGAAGTAAGACTAATAGGTTCAGCAAGTGTTTATGGTAACTTTGGCTTAGTAGGCGATGGGCCGGGCGTACTTATGTATGCTATTGGACACAATGTTGCATACATTGGTAATGGCAAAGAAGCAACTAATGAAACTGAATCAGTAATACAAGCAAACGAGATTGTTGAAACAAACGGTGCATCTATACGTTATAACTCAGTTGACCACAAAGGTGACTTTAGAGTTGGCGATTTATTTACTGTTAATCAAGAAACAGGTAGTGTAACATTTGCAGTACAAGACTTTGAAATTAATACAACCAACGGAGTAACATTTACTACCGGAAGTGATACTACATTTATTGATGGCGCTAAAATTGAAACAGGCGACTGGCGCATAAGCGACAACACAATCGAAACTCTTACACAAGATGCAAACTTTGAAGCTGGCAGTGGAGAAATAAATCTTAATTCAGATGTTAATGTTCAAGGTAGTCTTGATGTAACTGGCAATGTTACAATCGGTGGTAACATTACTATTGGTGACGAAGCAAGTGATACAATACAAATTATTGCAGGTATAGACTCGGATATTATTCCAAAAACAAAAAGTGCTTACACATTAGGTACTGCAACAAAAACTTGGAAAAATTTATTTACAAACGAAATAAACTTAGACGACATTCAAATTCGTGACAACTATATTACAACTACAGTTACTAGTTCAAATTTAGAATTACGTGCAAGTGGCGCAGGTGAAATACTTGTACCTAGTAACGATGTACAAATTGATAATAACTTAACTGTTTCTGGCACAACTAATCTTCAAGATACTAATATTACTGGTACAATAACTTATACTGGTAACTTGACACAAACAGGTGATACAACTGTTACAGGTAATGTAACTGTAACTGAAAATTTAGATGTTTCGGGTGCAGCACAGTTTGAAGAAATACTTGTAGATGATAATTTTATTACAACTACTACAACTAGCGCAGATTTAGAATTACGTGCTAATGGTACTGGTAAAATACTTGTACCAAATAATAATGTTGAAATTACAAACGATTTACAAGTTGACGGAACTACAACAGTAACAAATATAGATGCTTCAACAATTGCTTCAGGAAGTTTTACAACTGGTAACATTGTAATCACTGACAACTATATTGAAACAACTGTAACAAGTTCAAATTTAGATTTACGTGCTAACGGCACGGGTGTAATATTAGTACCTAGTAACGATGTTGAAATTGACGAAGATTTAACAGTTGAAGGTACTTCTACAATAAAAGATACCTCAATTCAAGGTAACTTAACACATACTGGAAATACTACACAAACTGGTAATATTGCATTAACTGGTAATTTAGGTGTTACAGGTGATATTACAGTATCAGGAGTATCACAGTTTGAAGATATAAAAATTGAAACAAACTTTATTACTACAACACAAACTAGCAGTGATTTAGAACTACGTGCTTCAGAGTTTGGAGATATTGTAGTACCAACTAACGATTTAAGAATTGTTAATGATTTAACTGTTTCTGGAACTATTACTGTAGGAGATATCAACAGTATAGGTACTATTACTGCAAACAGATTTAGCACTGGTGATATTTTAATTGATGATAATTTTATTACTACAACACAAACCAGTAGTGATTTAGAATTACGTGCAAACGGCACAGGTGTAATAAGTGTACCTAGTAACAATGTATTAATTAGTAATGATTTAACTGTAAACGGTACTAGTACATTAGGCAACACCGTAGTTAGTGGAAATATAACACACACTGGTAATGTTACACAAGTAGGCGACATTAACTTAACTGGTAACTTAGATGTAACTGGTGAAGTTATTATTAGTGCAAGTCTTATACAATTTGAAGATTTACAAATTGTTGGCAACACTATTAAAACAACTGAATCAAGTTCAAATTTAGAGTTACGTGCTAATGGCACTGGAATTATTAACATTCCTAGCAATGACGTTGTAATTGAAAATAACTTAGATGTTAACGGTACTATCACAGTTGGAAACATTACTAGTACTGGTACAATTACAGCAAATAGTTTTAGTACAGGCGATATCTTAATTGACGACAACTTCATTACAACTACGATAAGTAGTAGTGACTTAGAACTAAGAGCTAATGGAACTGGATCAATTATTATTGATACATTTGATATCAATGGTTCAACTATTAGTACTAGTAGTGATTTTAATATTGTTCCAGGTAGTGGACTTGTTAATATTAACGGTAACGGAGCATTAACACTACCAACAGGCACAACAGGCGAACGTCCAACAGCAACAACAGGTCAAATACGTTATAACACAGACCTAGTTCGTTTTGAAGGATATAATGGAACAAACTGGATAAATCTTAAAGGTGTAGAAGATGTCGACGGTGATACACGTATTACAGCAGAAACATCAGAAGGCGCAAATAATGGTGTAATTAGGTTTGATGTACAAGGATCAACAGTAGTTACTATTGATAGTACTTCATTAACAGCACCACAGATTGACGTAGACGATATAAGAATTAACGGTAATGTTATTGAAACAATAACAACAGATACAGATCTTGAATTAACTGCAAATGGCACAGGGTCTATTACGTTTGATAACTTTTCAATTAAAGAAGATGTTATTACAAACACTGTTACTAACTCGATAACAACGTTTCAAAATACAGGCGACGGATATGTAAAATTTGACGGATCTTACGGTGTTGTTATACCAACTGGTACTAGTGGTGAAAGACCACCGTTAGCGTACACTGAAGTTGGTCAAATGAGATTTAACACTCAAGATAGTCGTGTTGAAGTATGGGACGGAACTAACTGGGTATCTGTAGCAGGATCAGGATCAGGTATTACACGAGGTGATGCAGAGGAAATTGCACTAGCAACAGTATTGGTATTAGGATAAAGATATGGCAACAACATTTAAAAACGTAGTAGTACCTGGTATAGGTTCAGTAAGAGAAGAAGTACTAGCTACTAACGAAAACGCAAGAGTAACTGTAGTTGGATTTAGTTTAGCAAACGTAACTGGCGGCACAGTGCTAGTTGATGTAGAGCTACAAGATTCCGCAAGTGTTACTGGATATTATGCAAAAGAAATTGTAGTACCGCCAAACACAAGTTTGCGTGTACTTAACGGCGGTGAGAAATTAATTTTAACACCGGATAATAACTTATTTGTTACATCAAATGTTGACGACAGTATTGACGTAATTATGAGTACGGTTGAGATAGTTTAAGGAGATATAGATGTCATCATTTTATGTAGGTGGTACACCAAGTATAACAGAACTTTTAGGAGTAGGGCAACCAAGATATTTTTATGCTCTGCGTAGAACAGAAGACGGTACACTGTTCTTTGCTAAAATTGACCAGCTAAAAGATAACGATACTATCACTGTAAACAATCCTGGAGCATCATCAGATGACTTTACAGAGTTTGAATACGGAGTTGACTTTTTTGATGGACGTATTGAATTAGATCATAGTCGTCCATATGATAATTTACAATGGGATCAATATCGCTGGGACAACAAAAATATGTTTTATTATGTAAACAGCGAAGGCGAATTAGTAGTTAGAATTAATCAAGCATATACTTATGACGCAAGTCAGATAGTGTCATAAATATATAAAATGATTTGAGGAAAGAATTAAATGTCAGAATTTAAAATTAGTAGATTAAGATTTAGTTGGGTAGGTGAATGGAATGATTTAACTGCTTACAACAAAGACGAAGTTGTTCAGTTTGAAGGTAAAGCATATGTTTGCTTAATACCTCACACATCTTCAGGATTTTACAACGATTTAAATGATACTTTTCCAAAATGGGAACTAATGATGACTGGCCAGACTTGGAAGGGTCCGTGGACACAGTTTGGCGTTTATTCTTTAGATAATATTGTAGTGTTTGGTGGTGTTGTTTACAAATGTAACGAAGCACACAGCGCAGGAGCAAATTTTAATACTGACATTGATAAATGGGATACATACGCAGAATCAAAAACTTGGGCAAGTGAATGGGTATCCAGCTTCCAATATGGTATTGGTGACATTGTAAGATACGGCGGATCAACATATGAATGTACAGTATCTCACGTATCAGCAGAAACTGATATTTTAGGTTTAGAAGATGACTATACACAAGTAGACGATAGTACAGAAGTATATTGGAAATTGTTACAGTATGGAGTACAATACAGAGGCGAGTACAACACTTCAACCGAAGACAGTACACAAACTAGATATAAGTTAAATGATCTTGTAAAATATGGTCCAAGCATTTATGAGTGCATTAGAGGACACGCACCTTCAGTACCTGAAGTAGTTGACTTTGGTGTATACACAAGCACTGGAATTACACCTTTTGGAGGAGCAATTGTTTACACAGTAACCGTTGCATCAGGAACAAACGAATACGGAACAGGCAATAAATTTTATATTGCAGGCGAAGTTGGAGCAAGTCCTGCACTATCATTGACTAGAGGGTTAACATATAGATTTGATCAATCAGATCCTAGCAATGCTACACATCAGCTTTTATTCTCTGCAACACCAAATGGTATTTGGAATGGTGGCGGGGTTGAATATACAACTGGAGTTACAAAGGTAGGCACAGCTGGAACTGAAGGAGCATATACACAAATTACAGTACCGGACGATGCACCAGCATTATATTATTATTGTGTTAATCACAGCGGTATGGGAGGAACAGCAATTCCACCAGGTCTATCAGCATACACAGTTACACCAGTATCAAGTGATATTGATGAAGGTAGCTCACTTACAATCAATGTTACAACAACAAATGTTAACGATAATACTGAATTGTTTTGGAGTGTTACTAATGTATCAGACTTTGAAGTACCATCAGGCAGCTTTACAGTATCAGGAAATTCAGGATCATTCTCAGTAAGTCCAACTGCTGATGTAATTACAGAAGGCGCACAAACTTTTGTAGTACAAGTTAGAACAGGAAGCACAAGTGGAACTATTGTAGGTACAAGCGGCAATATTACAATTAATGATACAAGCCAAGCTCCACCGGCATCGTACACAGCTTCATCAGATCCTGACGTCGATGAAGGCGGTACACTTACAGTTAATATTGTAACAACAAACGTACCGGATGCAACTGTACTATATTGGACAGCTACAAATAGTACAGAATTCCTTGTATCGTCTGGCAGCTTCAGTGTTGCAAGCAATGCAGGGCAGTTTACAGTTAGCCCATATGCTGACAGTGAAACAGAAGGTGAAGAAACATTTGACGTTGAAATTAGAATTGGAAGCATAAGTGGAACTATTGTAGAAACACTAACAAGCATTACAATTAATGATACAAGCGTAGGTGCTCCAGTATCAGCAGATTACACTATCAACGTTACAAACAGCGGTGCAAGTGCATACACAATGAGCGGCAATGATGCAAATGGTACAGTAAGCGGTGATAACCCAAATCTAGCATTTAATCAAGGTGAAACAGTAGAATTTGCTGTTAGCGCATCAGGGCACCCGTTGTACATTAAAACAGCACAAACAACAGGCACTGGTGATCAAGTCGTTGATGGAGTAACTGGACAAGGAACACAAAGTGGAAGCGTTCAGTGGACAATACAAGATTCTGGAACGTACTATTATATCTGTGAATTCCACGGATCGATGACCGGAACAATTACGGTGACATAAGGAATAAGAAATGGCAATATCAGGAAGTAAATTCTTTAAAAAGGAACTAACAGTATACGGTGTTAGAATTGTAGCAGCAGGTGACGTAGGTGGCCAAGCAGCAGTTCCAGATGCATTTGTTGAAAAGGTAGCACAAACATTTAAGTTGCTACTAAATAGAGATGATCCAAATATCAATAGTGCAGCACAGACTCAAGCAATTAATACACTTGCAGGAGCAAATGGAACGTATCACGCAGGAAAACCAACTATACAGCGTATAGCAAGAGGTGCAGGCTCAGATTATTCAACTAACTTTTTAACTGATGAAGGTATTATATTTTGGGAACTATCTGAGTTCTTTGACGCTACTGTACAAAATGATATGGTGTGGTATTTAAATTCAACAGGTGAAACTCAAGGTGACGGTGACGGTGACGCACAAGAAGTACTTGAACACGTAATGCATACATTACATATGCACGGACTTGATGCACAAGGATTAAAATTATATCCTTTCTTAAATTCAGACTGGAACACTGGTCCTTTATATAACGCAATGGTAGAAGCATACGACGGCGGCTTCTGGGATCCGTCAGGTTACGGTGGCGAAGATTTTAAAACATCTGGCGATGCATTTGAAGTAGCAGCAAAAGAATACTTATACTTGTTAAACTTCTGTATGTTTGATTATTCAACTCTATGGGAAGGTGCAAGTCTTGCACCTGAATGGGCAGACACAGTAGCAACACCAGCAGGCATTGCAGCAAATCTTCCATTAGGACTTGCATTATACAATACATACATTGCTCCAGTAGTTAGTAAAATGCCTTTAGACACTATTAGAAGTATATTCCAAGACGGTGATGTAGGCGATCCAACAATTGCAGGAGATTCAGGTTATTCAGTACAACAAACTGCTGCATCAAAAGTATTAGAAGATAGTTGGAATTCAGATTATTGGAAACTATGGTTACCAGGACTAGATTTTGACGGTGTATATGACGAAAATATAATTTATCAACCTGGAGATGTAGTACAATACGGTGGTTACTTATTCCAGTCAAAAGTTATTAACAATATTGGAAATAAACCGTCTACAACTTACGGTGACGATTCAACAGATGCTTGGGAACTAATTACATCAGCGTACGACATTACAGGCGATTATAATATTTCAACAGCATATAAAGTAGGTAGCATTGTAACTTACGGTGGCGATGTATATGTATCAATTGTTGATACACAAGGACAAATTCCAGGTGATTTCCAAGTACAAGCAGTATATGAATCAGAAGGTTCAAGTGGAACAACTATTAAATTAAACACAGCAGATTCAACTGATCCAGCTGCAATTACAATCGGAATGAACGTAGTTGGCGAAGGATTTGACGGCAATCAATCTGTTGAAGCAGTAAGCGTAGACGAAGGAACTGGCATTACAACAGTTACATTAAATTATGCACCAGCAGGAACAGTTAGCGATTCAGCAGTGTTAACATTTGTTGGCTCAAGCTACGAATATTGGGAATTATTAATCCCAGGCTTCCAATGGGAAGGCCGCTGGACAAGTGATAGATTATATAATCAAGACGATATAGCATACTTTGGAAATGCAACTTATGTAAGTTTAAGAGAGCATACCTCTGCATTAGTAAACCGTCCTGACTTAGATTTACAGAATAATTATTGGACAGTATATTTACAGCACGATCAAAGAAACATTCTTTCTAATCCAGGCGAATTAATTACTCGAGGTGTTGAGGATAATGTTCCTTTAGCAATTGGACCTAATGCTTCTATTTTAAAAGTAGTTAACAGTCTTCCGGCTTGGAGTTCAATTGATTTTACTCCAAATGTTTATTATGTAGCAACTAATGGTGTTGATGTACCAACAGGCGGCACAACTCCTGACACTGCTTGGGCAAGTGTTAATTATGCTTGTGCCCAAGTATTAGAAGGTACACTACAACAAAATGCTAAAATATTATTAGAACAAAACAAAGAATGGGTAATACAAGAAATATTTTATTGGTTCTTGCATCAACAAAATGAAAACTTTGCACCATTTGATTCTTCTTACAACTTTGATAATGAAAAAGTAATTAGAGATGCTAGATTGATTTATGATGGCGTTGTTAGAGATTTAATTAGAGGTGGTAATGCTGTTACAGTTGAAAATGCATTATCATATTTTGACTTAGAAAGTACAAATAGCTTTACTAATGCAGGTGTTGCAGAGCAAAGAGAATACTTCCAAGTATTCTTTGTTGAACTGTTTAACTTTATTGAAAGAGCATTAACTAATTCTATTCCTGCAGACAGTTATCAATTATTAGAGGGAGTTGAATCTCCAGTAACACAATATATCAATAACGGATTAACATTAGAATCTGATACATTAACAAGAGTAGGCGCACTTGAAAGAATTTATTTACAGTCGTTCTTAGAAGGATCGTATCTTAGTATTCCGCCAGCAAACGAATCAGCATATTCAACAATCTTTATTAGAGCAGGAACATACAACGAAAATATTCCAATTGTTATTCCAGCATTTACAGCACTAAACGGTGACGAATTACGTGGAACAACTATTCAACCAAAAAATCCAGTTAACACGTTATGTACACGTACTACAGGTGATGTAAACTTGTTTACTGTAGGATCTACAGTAAATATGGAAAACAATACTCCAGTACAATTTGTATCACTAAATCCAGTTGATGAAATTAGTACAGTATTTGGTGAAGTTGTAGCAGGGCAAACATATTATGTAATTGGTAGCACAATTACTGACACACAATTTCAAGTATCAGAAACTAAAGACGGTCCACCATTAGAATTATTTACAAACCTTGGTGATATGTATGTTTACGGTGGTGAAGCATTACACGATATGTTCTACGTAAGAAACGGTACAGGTATTAGAAATATGACTGTTAAAGGTCTACGTGGTACACTAACAGCAGAAAATGAATACTTAACAAGACGACCAACAGGCGGAGCATATGTTTCATTAGATCCTGGTACAGGGCCTGATGATACAAGAGCTTGGATTACTAGAAAGTCACCTTATGTACAAAACGTAACAACATTTGGTTTAGGATGTGTAGGACTTAAAATTGACAGTACATTACACAATGGCGGTAACAGATCAGTTGTTAGTAACGACTTTACACAAATTTTATCAGATGGTATTGGTATTTGGTGTAAAGGTGGTGATGCACTTACAGAAGCAGTTTCGGTGTTCTCATACTACGGTTATGCAGGTTACTTTGCTGAAGACGGCGCAAGAGTACGTGCTACAAATGGTAACTCATCTTATGGTACATACGGTTGTGTTGCAGAAGGATTTGATCTTGCAGAAACACCAGCTCTTGGTTCAGTTAATAATACATCAGGAGAAGCAACTGCTAAAGCTGTTGGTGCATTAGGCGCAGACGCAGAAATTTTAAAAATTCAATACACACACGCAGGTGAACAATATTACAAAAGCGCAACCAACTTGTTGACACAAAGTAATAACTTACTATCATCTGATTGGGTTAATGATTCAAACGTTGGTGTTGTTAGAGCGCCATCAACTCCATATGAAAATGAATTTGCTTGGAAAGTAAATGCAACTACTTCTCTTACAGATTCTGCTTACTACGAACAAACAGTAAGTGCAGTACCACAAGGTAGAACGTATACAAATGTAGGCGGCGTGAACATCAGTGGTTCGGGTACTAATGCAACATTTGATGTAACTGTTACTGCAAATGATTATACTGTTACAGTAAACAATGGCGGTGAAAACTATGTTATTGGAAACCAAATTACACTATCTGGTAAATCGTTTGGTGGTAGATCACCTGAAAATGATATTACAGTTGAAGTAGAAACTTTAAGTATTACTGCTATTAATCAAATTCAATTCTCTGGCACAGTGCCAGAAGGCTCAGCGTTACCATATAACGTTAGTATCCACGTTCAAGCAGGCACAGCAGCTTACGTTGACTTGTACGCAATATTTGGCGGGGTAAGTGAAAGAACTTATACTGCAAGATATAACTTTGGAACTGAAACATTTACAACACAAATTGCTACAGGAGCAACATTTCCGGCAACTAATTTGCAAGCAAGCTTCTTACAAGATGGCTGGTATAGATTAACATTTACAGTAGTTGATGAAACTGCACAAAACAGCAATTTAAAGTTTAGAGTATATCCTAGAGGAATAGACGGTATTGCTGGATTTACTAATTTCTACGGTGCTCAAATAACATTAGGACAAGATCCAATATTCTTTGTAGACACAGGCGACAAAACACCGTCAACTTATGCAAATATTAAAATTACTGGTGCTGGTCAAAATGTAGAAGTTATCGGTGATGAACTTAGAACTAACTCAGTCTTCCAGTTAAGACTACTTGAAAGTGAAGAAGTACGTCTTGGCGGTTTAGGATACAAAATACAAACAAACAATGCACAAACTGGTACTACTGAATACTTGACATTAGCAGGATCAGAAGTTGCTACAGCAGCAGAATATGAAGGTATGCGTTTATTTGTAAAATCAGGTAAAGGTGCTGGACAGTTTGGAATTATTGCTGACTATAATCCTACAAGTAAAGAAGCATCAGTTGTTAAAGAATCTTTTGATCCTAGAGAAGTTATAATTTCAAATTCTACAACAGACGAATTTACACTAGCTCCAGGTACTGATTTTTATAATATATATCCTGGACAACCAATTCAGTTTACTCCAACATTTTATGATATCTTAACTCCAAGTACTGCACAAAGTGCAGTAAATGTATTAGGTACATTAGGTGACCTTAACAACTATATGTATGTTAGTAGTACTGCTAGATTAAAAACAGGACAGAAAATTAACTTTAGTGGAACACCCTTTGGCGGAGTAATTACAGGTTTTGATTATTATATCATTGATGTAATTGACGACAGAAGTATTCAACTTTCAACATCATTAGGTGGCGCAGTATGGCCGCTTTCAAATGTTAATATTGATGATCCAGATGATTCACCAATTGTTTTAACTGGTGAAGTAGCAGGCTTTACATTAAATTATCCAGATGATACTAGTTACATTACAGCTAATACAACTGCAAATATGCAAGTAACATTGCCAATACAATTTACAAGTACTAGTATTGGCGGCATTACACTTGGTGAAACTTATTACATTAATGAAGTATATAATGGAACACAGTTTTCGATATCATCGTCACTTGTTGATGTTGATGTAACTGCTACTTCTAGTAGTAACAATGCGTTAACCGTAGCAGATTCATCAGTGTTACTTCCAATGAATGCTGTAATCTTTAAAGGTGATACATTAGGTGGAGTTGTTGAAAAGACCAAGTACTACATTAACAGTATTATTGATGGTACTAATTTTACATTGTCCAGTGGAACAATTACTCAAACAGCTACAGCAACAGCAGGAATATCAAACTTGATAACTGTAGATAGCACAGCAGGATTTATTGCAAATGCTCCGATTGTGTTTAGTGGTGTAACATTTGGCGGCTTAGTAAATGATAAAATTTATTATATTCAGGTTGTGAACGATGCAACATCATTTACAATTTCAGAAGTTCCAGCAGGCGCGGCTGTTCCGTTAACTACAACAACAGGTTCAATTATTGTTAGAACAGTTGTTGACGAGCTTACATTAACTGACGCTACAGGAACAATGTCTGGCAAAACTACAGGTACTAAAGAAGTAGTAACATCAGGTAGAGGAGGAATGGAAGCATCGTTCTTTACAGAAATATTTGGTGGGATTGCTCAAGGTACAACGTACTATGTAAAATCAAAAAATGAATTAGACTCAGCAGCATTAGCACTTGAATTAGCAACAGATGATACATTAGCAACTACAGTATCATTAACAGACGCTGATGGATCTATGCAAATTCAATCAATTGGGTGGGATCATATTAACGCAGGCACACCACCTGTAACAACATTTGACTCAACATCAATTTATCAAATTGAGCCTAGAATTACACTTGATAGACCAGTATTTACAGTTGAAGATGTTATTGATCCAAACACTGAAACAGCACAATTACTTCCGGCTACAGAAGATGATAATCAAGATACTCTGCCAGACGGATATGCGGTATTAGTATCCGATCAGTATAGAATTTTTGCAGTACCAAAAGCTGGAGACACTTTACTAAGCACTAGTGATTATACATATTGGGATCAATCATATACATTACCGATATCAGGAAGCATTGCAACAAACGGCGGCTGGGTAGATGCTGTACACGGTAATAACACTTTTATAATTATATCTAAGTCAGGACAAGACAGTTTAACATCAGTTTCTCAAGGATTAACTTGGTTAAGTACTAACTTGCCTGCATTACCAGCTGGTGAATCATATTATTCATCAATAGCATACGGTAACAATACTTTTGTTGCAGTAGCTAGAGGAGCAGAAAATAGTGCATATTCTACAAACAATGGCATTACGTGGACAGAAGTTACAGGTGCTATTGGCGCTAGTGGTGAAGAAGATTGGGTAGATATTGCATATGGTAATAATTGTTTTGTTGCAATTTCAGGTTCAAATAATGAAGTAAAATATTCAACAGACAACGGATTAAATTGGTCAGCAGCAGCAATATCAGATGACTCAACAATTGACAACTGGAGAAGAATTGAATTTGGTAACGGTAGATTTGTTGCAATATCAAGCGATGACAGATCATCTGTATACAGTTTTGATGGCATTACTTGGTTCACTTCGAATACTAATGTAAGTGGTACGTTAATGAAATATGCACAAGGTGTATTTTTAGTAATTGATCCAGTTACTGGTATTTCATATACTTCATCAGATGGGTTTAACTGGCAACAAGAACTTTCAACATCCGGCGGATCGTATGGTGCAATTGGATTTGGTATGGACACTACTGAAAGAAAAGGAATGTTTTTAACTGTAGATGAGATTGGCGAAACGTCAACTAAAATTAATGCAGGTTCAAGAGCTATTGCTAGAGCAGATGTGCAATCCGCTAAAATTACAGATATTACTTTACTAGAACCAGGTAGTGGTTATACTGATGATAGCTTTGGTCCAAAGATTAAAATTACAGATCCAAACAACTCAGAAGAGGCTGCGGTACAGGTTCGTATTGGTAGCGGAACACTAGGTGCTCCGAGCTTTGCAGACTTTGGTAGTGGTTATAACACAACATCAACTAGTATTGCAATTAGAGGTGAAGGTTTCTCAGACTCGTTCCAAACAGGACTAAATTTAATTGCTAAAGGAATTACTCGATTCCCTGCTCCAGGCGACAACTTACAGTTTGAAGGTAATCCAGAAGTATATCGTGTAGCAACAGCTACAGCACTTAGAGGTACAACAACACCAAACCTTGAAGCAGTAATTAACTTGAGTCCACAAATTACTCAAGAAACATCACCGGCTCATAATACACCGTTTACTATTAGAAGTAGATTTAGTCAAGTTCGTATTACAAACCACGATTTCCTAAACATTGGCTTTGGTAACGAAATACAATCAAACTATCCGTTGCTTCCTGAAAACACAGGATTAGAACCGCAGGATGAAATTGTTGAAACAAATAACGGGCGTGTGTTTTACTCAAGTACAGACCAAGACGGTAACTTTAGAGTTGGCGACTTGTTTGCTGTTGAACAAGCAACAGGTGTTGTTACACTAAGTGCTTCAGAGTTTGGACTAGACGGTCTAACAGAATTAACAATTGGTGGTGTTGCACTAGGTGGATCACCAGTTACAGTAAGTGAGTTTAGTACAGACGGTACGTTTGTTGCTAACTCAAACAACATTGTGCCAACCCAAAAGGCAATTAGAACATATTTGTCAAGTAGGTTATCACAAGGTGGCTCAGATACATTTACAGGCTTGCTACAAGCTGGTACTGTTAAAGTAGGTGGACCAGACGAAATAACATCTTCAATTCCAGAGGGCGGAGAAGGATATCAAGTTAAAATGGGTGCAAAGACAAATGTCAATGGCCCACTAGCAGGATGGGGCGGAGACGGCTTGGCAATGGCTTATTTTATGAAGACATTTGTCGATCCTACACGCGGCGATCTGCAATAGGATAAATACATTAACACGGAGTTAAAAATAAAATGGCAGAGTTTAAACTAGGTAGAATTAGATTTGTTTGGCAAGGGGATTGGTCAACAGGTCGCGCATACGTTGCAGATGACGTTGTAAGTTTTGGTGGTAAATCATACATATGTATTGTAAATCACACAGCATCAGCAGGCTTTCAAACAGACTTTACAAACGCTATTCCAAAATGGGATATTGTATCAGACGGTACAAGTTGGAAAGGTGACTGGGGTCCAGAAGTTGAGTACGCCCCAGGTGACGTTGTAAAATATGGTTCAATTGTATATATTGCTGAAACAGGGCATACATCAGCAACATTTGAAGCTCCGGATTTTCTAGGCCTAGAAGAAGATTTATCCAAATGGACACAGTTTGCTACTTCCTTTGATTGGAAAGGCGACTGGACTATTGCAACCCGTTTTAAAATTAACGACTTAGTAAAGTACGGCGGTTATGTTTATCTGTGTAACACTGCTCACATATCTGCTGCAACAGTAGCAGAAGGACTTGAACCAGATCAAGCTAAATGGACTCTGTTCAGTGATGGTATTGTTTATCTTGGAGACTGGACATCAGCTGTTAGATACAAAGTTAATGACGTAGTAAAATATGGCGGTAACGTGTTTATTGCTACATCAGCACATACTTCAACTGACTTTATTAGTGACGATGCTAATTGGGACGTATTTATTGAAGGCTTCCAATTTGAAGATAGTTGGGACAATTCAACTGTTTACCAAAGCGGCGACACAATCACATACGGTGGTTATGTATATGTTGCTAAAACAAATAATACAGGTTCACAGCCAACAACTAGTCCTGCAGACTGGGAAGTATTTACAACTGGTTTTAAATTCCAAGGTGATTGGGCAACTTTAGACGAATACAAAGTTGGTGACGTAGTTCGTTTAGGCGGATCAACTTATGTTGCTACTGCTGACAATGATGCACAAGAGCCACCAAATGTTACTTATTGGCAGCTATTGAACTCAGGTGTTAACTGGACACAAAGTACTGAAAGTTATTCACAAATTTCAGGTACAAACGCAGCAGGCGGATCGGGCTCAGGCGCAAAGTTTGATATTACTAGATCAAACACAGTTTATACAGTTGGTGTTTCAACTGGCTTTGCAGGAAATGGTTATGCCGATAACGATGTAATTACTATTTCAGGTGAATCTGCAGGCGGTACTACACCGGCTAACGATATTATTATAACAGTAACAGGACAAACAGGCGGAGTAATTGATACAATTACACACACTGGTTATTCTGCAAGTTGGGTTTCAGGAAGAAACTATGCAGTTGGTGATGTTGTAATTTACGGTGCAAGCTCATTTATTGTTGTTGCAAAGCACCTGTCAGAAGTTGCAAATAGACCAGACAATGATTTAACAGCAGCATACTGGAACTTATTAACATTAGGTAGTGAAGCACTATCGTTAGAAAAAGAAGGCGACTTAGTTTACTACGGTAATCAAGGACCTACAAGACTTCCAATTGGTGTTGACGGTCAAATTTTACGTGCAACAGACGGATTTCCAGACTGGGCAAACTACGGCTTAATTGATAACGTTATCTTTGTTGGACCGTTAGGTACTGATGTACCTGCTCCGACATCAGGTTTAACAATTGACAAACCATTCCTATCTGTTAGCTATGCATTAGAACAAGTTAAAAAGGGTTATTTAAATCCACAGACTAGAGATGTACTAAAAAACAATAAACAGTTTTTATTAAAAGAAATTACTAACTGGTTAAAATATACTTACAATGTAACAGTTACATCATCAAATTCTGGTACACGTAGATTTACTTGCGGCAGTACTGCAAACTTGCAAGACAATATGCCAATTGTGTTTACTGGTGAAGTATTTGGCGGCGTAGTAGCAGGAACTACATACTACATTGACTCAATTATCAACTCTACAGAATTTAGAATTTCAGCTACACCAGGCGGCGTTTCAATTGTATTAACAACTGCAACTGGCCAAATGCAAGGTGATCTTTCTTATGGTGAAGCAAAGTGTGAAAGAGACAGTGGCTTAATTATTGATGCGTTAATATATGACGTATCAAGAGGCGGCACATTGAATACTACTACTGCAACAAAATCATATTATACTGAAGCAGGTAACGAGTATATTAGTAGTAATTTAGGCAATCAGCGTTTACAAACTATTGCAGCAAATCAACAGTTAAAAGCAATTATTGCAACATTACTAGAAAACAAATCACCAGTTAATTACCAGTCACTAAACAAAATTGAAATGGGCAAAAGAGCTCAACAAGTTATTGATTTTGATTTAGTTCCAGAAGCAAAAGGTAAAACTAAAGTAGCACAATTAATGGATATTGTTATTAATGGTATTGCAGCTGAATCAAATACTGCAATTGCATTACCTGTACTTCCAAATACTACAGTGTTTATTAAAACAGGTACGTACAACGAAACATTACCAATGATCCTTCCAGAATACACTGCGGTAGTTGGCGACGAATTGCGTACAAGTGTTGTACAACCAGCACCGGCAGTAGAATTATTATCAAATGATAAAGCAAAAAGATCTAGTGTACTAGACAGAATTAAAGATGTGTCATCAGAAATAATTCAAAATGTTGCTATTACTCCAACTACAGGAAACACAGTTTCTCAAGCATACGTTAACGGTTACGGCGGCAATACGCTTGCAACTAACAGAATTAACAATGGTGTAGAAATTGTACAAGATGTATTGAAAACAGGTTTAAGTATTGTAGATACAATGCCAGCTGTTGGACCAACTCCAACAAGCGGATCTAATAATGCAAGTGATGCAGGATTTGCAAATGCTGTTGCACAAATTGAAGCAAACTATGACTTTATCCAAGAAGAAATTGTTAATTGGATTGCTGTACAGGTTGCAGGAGCAATTGCTCCATTTGCATCAAACTTTGTTTATAATGCAGAGAAATGTAAAAGAGACGTTGAATTTATCCTTGACGCACTACGTTATGACTTAACATATGGTGGAAACTTCCAATCTACAGTAGCATCAAGAAGTTATTTTGTAGACGGTAGTCCAGTATACGGCGCAGGAGAAAAAGAAGAAACACTAGCAGCATACGCACATTTAAAAACTATTGTTGGAGATGTAATTACTGAAACTCCAATTACTCCAAGTGCAGGTAATGCTTTAACACAAAACCTTGACGGTACTGCAGGTAGTGCAGGCGCAGAAACATTTGCAGAAGCTCGTGTACAAGAAATTTATGACACTATTGATACTGACGGCACATTAGCATCAGCAATTGCATCAGATACTACTTGGGTATCAACTGAGTTAACAACATACAATACTGAAATTGCTGCAAAAAAAGCAGACATCCAAAATTCAGTTATTGATTTTGTCAACTCAAACTTTGGTGAATTTGAATATGATAGTGGATCTTGTAGAAGAGACTCAACTATTTTAAAAACAAGTTCAGCATATGATACTGCATTAGGCACAAACTATAACTCTATACGCGATGGTCTTGCATATAGACGTCAAATGGGTCTTAATGTTATTGTAAATCAGTTACCACAAACACTTGGCACAATTGCAGCAGAAAAAGCATTAGTATTAGCATTAGTAAGTGACTCAACAGCAACTACAAGAAATACTGCATACTGGGACGAAGTCCTTGATATTGTTGAAAACGGTACAGATAATGCAGACGTAATTACTTGGTCAAACCCAGGTGTTGCAGCAAAAACAACTGCACGTGAACAACTACAAACTAACAGAGCAGCTAGTATTGCTGCACTAACTACTTGGATTGATACTACATATCCAACTTATACATACAGTACAGAAATTTGCGAAAGAGATGCAGGTCGTGTTATTGATGCAGTAAGTTACGATATTCAATATGGCGGAAATAGTGCAACATATGAAGCAGCAAAAGCATACTTTGAAGGCTATGCAGAAACATTACCAGTAGCACAAAGAGATATTTCAGCAGCAGCATTTGAGCAACTTTCTACTATTGTACAAAGCACAATGACAAACGCAACTGAAAAAGCAGAAGCAAATACTTTAATTCTTATTGTTGCAAAAGCTATTGAAGCAGGTACAATCATTGCACTGCCAACAAAAACATATCCAGACTATTCTTGGGCAGCAGCAGCAATTGCAAGTGATGCAGATGACATTATTGCTGACACAACTGTTGTTCCAGCAACATTACAATATGTAACTAACAACTATAGTGAGTTTGAATATGATCACGCTAAGTGTTCAAGAGACATTGGATTTATTGTTGACGGTTTATTACTTGATATGATGTTTGGCACTACATTTAATTCATTAAAATCAGGAATGTCATACCGCAGAGGTATTACTTCGACTGAATATGTTTTAGATAATCAACTTGAAGCTTCAGTAGTATCGCTTGATGTTGTAAGAGAAGAAATTAAAGAAATTACTTCAGGACAGCAAAAAGTAAGAGATCGTGCAACAGATATTATTAATATTTTAGCTAATGATATTGCTCCAGCATCTTACACAATTACTGATCCAGTTGGATATGATACAGGATTCTTTAACGCAAGAAGATTATTAGTTGCTAACAAGCAATTTATAATTGACGAAGGCGAAGCATATATGATTGATAATTATAATGCAGTATGGACAGCGTTAACCGCAGACGAAAAGACACAATGGAAAGCTGAAATTGGCCAAACTGTTGATGCTCTGCAATATGACTTAACATACCGTGGTAACTTAGAAACAATCGTAATTGCAAGAAAATATTATGTTGATGAAGTATTCCAAAAACCAGCAGATGAGAAAACAGCATTCCTTGCATTGCACACTCGACTAGCAGATGTTATTGATAATATTGTTGAAGGTAATACAGCAGGATGGACAAAATCATCAAGTAATGTAAACACACAAGACGTTACTGGAACCGCAGGTTCAGCAGGTGCTGGATTATTTGCTGTAGACAGAATTAATGAAATCAAAGAAACTATTGATAGTGGATTAGATCCAGCATTAATTACTCCGGCAACTAGTTGGGTAGATACTGCACTTGTAGATTTAAAAACATCAATTGATCTAAGAGTTGAAAACATTAAAGATAGTGCAATTGCATATATTGATCAAGTATATCCTAATTTAACATACAATAGAGTAAAGTGTGCTAGAGATGTTGGATATATTGTTGATGCTATTGCTTATGACGTTATTTTTAACAGCAACTTTAGAAGCGCACAAGCAGGAGCAGCATATCGTAGAGGCATTACTTCAACTGAACTTGTTCTTAATAATCAGTTAAATGCAACAATACAAACAGTTGAATTTATTGAAGAACAGTTATTAGAACTAACAATGAGTCAGTTAGCTGAAGAAGGTACTAGAGACACTTCTAATAGAGCATATGATATTACTATTGGTATGCAGACTATTGCACAAAACGGACTTGCTGCAACTCCAGGTATTGAGTTTCCTACTATTAACGAGTGGGGAACAAGTGGATATGCTAACACTGCTTTTGCTGTAACAGCAAACGCCGATGGCGTCACAACTACATTTAACAACGCTGTTGCTCAAATTGTTGCAAACAAAGACTTTATGTTAGATGAAATTGAAAATTGGGTTCAAGATTCAGGTAATGGTTTTGACGCAACTTGGGCAGCTCTTACAGCAGACGATCAAGCTAGATTTATTACAGATATTGGATACAGTATAGATGCAGTTCGCTATGATATGATTTATGGCGGTAACACACAATCATTGATTGTAGGTAGTTCATACTTTACAGATTTTGTTTCAAACATTACACTAGATGAAAGTAATATGACTATTGGAGCATATGGAAGACTTAAAACAGTAATTGATCAAGTAATTACTGAAACTACAGTTACAACAAGTCCAAATGTTACTGAAACACAAGACACAAGCGGAACAGCAGCTAACACAAATGCAGTTGAATTTGCACAGGATCGTTTAGATGATGTGCTTGATTGGCTTAACAATTCAGCACCTAATGCTACTATCGAAGTCGCAACTGATTATATTACTAACGAGCGTAGAGACGCATACAATGAACTAGTTGTACGCAAAAGCGAAATTGTTGAAGATGTTGTGTACTGGGTAGAAAAATATCATCAAGAACTAATTTACAACCAAGACACTTGCAGAAGAGATGCAGGATTAATGGTTGATGCAATTGCAAGAGATATTGCTACAGGCTCTAATTATGCAACAGTTAAAGCAGGTATGCAGTATTATAGACCAACAGCTTCAGCACTAGAAGTAGTTAATAACGAATTAATTGCAACAGTTAACTCAATTGGATTCTTAGCTGAAAAAGTAAGAAGAGTAGCTTGTACAAATGCAAGTGCGTCAATTGAATTGCTTGTAGATGATCTTAAAGGATATATTAACGGCGGCACAACACCAGTATCAAAATGGTGTGCACCAAGTAATGCAGATGCAAATGACGTAGCTGGCGCAGCGTTAATTTGGGAAAATAAAAAATGGTTACAAGCAGAACTAACAGAATATGTTAACGTAAACTATCCTACATTAGTATACAACAGCGTTGATTTTAATAGAGATGTTAGTAACGTTGTTGATGCACTACGTTATGACTTAACTTATGGTAGTACTTCGAGTGTAAATGAAGTTGCATATCAGTACTATATAAACAGACAACCAGATGAACTTACACTAACAGAGAATCAAAAAGCAGCATACCTTGAAGCATTTGATTATTTAAAACAACTGGTTAATGGACTGGTAGTAAACTCAGTTACAAGTCCTGGTGCTATACAAGATATTGAAACTCCAGTATTAAGAGATTCTTTACAAATTGTTGGTAATGCAGGCACAGTAGCAAGAACTGAAAACCTACTAACAAGTTTTTATAACATCCTTGATGGTCTAACAAGTGGTAGCGAAGAACTTGCTACTACAGACATTGCGTCGAATGTATTGACTTTGTCAACTGTACACAATTTCAAAATAGGTGATACAGTAACATTTGCAGGATTAAATGATGGTATAGTGTTCTATGTTAAAACAACTCCAACACCAACTACAGTTACACTTTCAGAGTACTTTAACGGTCCTGAAGCTGACTTTGCTGATGCAACTAGTGAAAGTTATCCTACATATCCAGTAAGAAACGCAGATTTGTCAACAGTTCCAGCAGCACTAAAACAACAGTTTACAAACTTAACAGGTTCTGTTGCTGCAATTAAAACAGCAATCACAACATATATTGCAACTAACTATCCAACATTAACATACGATAGTGCTAAGTGCGAAAGAGATGTTGGCTTGCTTGTTGATGCAGTTGGACGTGATATGATGTCTAATACAAACTATCTAACTACATTTGCAGCACAATCATATTTTAGAGGTACAGCAGCAGATGCAGTATTAGGCCCACAAAATAATGCAACAGTACAAGCATACAGAGAATTGAAAAACAAAATTGGCACATATATTAATGCTAATAGTTTAGCACTAAAACGTACTAACAATTTAATGGATATTGTTATCAAAATGTTAGATACAGGTAGCGGCAAAACTCCTGAGATTCACGGAACAACAACGTACTATAACAGTAGAGAAATGATTAATGCTGTTGATGTGCTAAAAGTTAACAGAGAATTCTTAGCTGAGGAATCAGTAGCTTGGATCAATGCTAACTACGGCGGAACAGCAACTGAAGTTGCTGGATCACCTGGCACAATTACATTTAGTGCAGCTCACAATTTATCAGTAGGCGATCCAATTAAATTTGCTACTGCAATTGGCGGTGTTGCAGCAAATACAACGTATTGGGTTTCAACAGTAGGGTCAACTACAACAATTGAAGTTTCAGATACAAAAGGCGGCGAAAGTGTTACATTTACAGGCGGCACTGGTTCAAGTGTTGTTGCATATGCATTTGATCAAGCTAAATTGCGTGATGACGTAACTGAATATGTAAATGCTATTGCATATGATTTACAATATCCTGGAAACCATAAAGTTTGGAAAGAAGCACAAAAATACTTAAACGCAGTAAATGGATCAGAGCGTTCAGATATGTTCCACGTAAGAAACGCAACAGGTGTAAGAAATATGACTGTAAACGGTTTACGCGGCAACTTAACTGAACTAAACGATTTTGGTACAAGACGTCCAACAGCAGGTTCTTACGTATCACTTGATCCTGGATTTGGACCTTGGGACACTGAAGCGTGGGTAACTAACAAATCTTGTTATGTACAAAACGTAACAACATTTGGTGTTGGTTGTGTTGGTTGTAAAATTGATGGAGCTCTACACGCAGGCGGTAACAGATCGATTGTTAGTAACGACTTTACACAAGTACTAAGTGATGGTATTGGTGTATGGTGTTCGGGTAACAACTCATTAACAGAACTTGTGTCTGTGTTTGCTTACTATAACTATTCAGGTTACTTAGCAGACTTAGGTGGAAGAATACGTGCTACTAACGGTAACAGTTCATATGGTACATATGGTGTTATTGCTGAAGGTACTGACACTGGTGAAATTCCAATTACCGCAGCAACTGATAACTTGTCACAAGATGCAATTATTTTTAACGTTCCAACAGACGGCGAAGAAGAAGTGTTACGCTTTGAATATGCTAATGCTGGTACAGGATATACAAATGCAGGCGTTGCAATTAGTGGTGCAGGATTTAATGCAGCAGTTGTTCAAGATGAGTTTAGAGATCAAGCAGTTGTTGAAGCTCGTTTAATCGATCTAGATGATGGTAACGGTACAGGTGGTGAAGATTATGTTTCAGCACAGAACGTTGCACAGGGCGGTAATGAAGTTGAAGCTACACTAGCAGCAACTGATAACGCACTTGGTGGTGCATACGTAGATATGAATTTACAACTAACAGCAGGAACAGGTGTTGGACAATACGGTACAATATTAACATTTAACAATGGTACTAAAAAAGCTCAAGTGTATAAACCAAACAGCGGACCATACACAATTACAGCAACTAATGCTACGGGTAACAAAGTAACACTAAGTGGAGAAATAGAACAGGTATATGATAATATGCCAATTTATGCAGCATCTACAGTGGGCGGAATTACTGAAAACACATTGTACTATGTAATTAACAAAAATGCTAGTGGTTCAGAATTTGAATTAAGTACTTCAGAAGGTGGAAGTGCAATCACACTAACTACAACAACAAGTCAAACTGTTGCAATGTATGCAGCTGGTTGGAATCACGTAATTGAAGGTACAGCAGTTGAAGCTAACTTAGATCTTACTACAGGTTATAGAGTTGAACCAAGAATTACTTTTGACGAGCCGGGCTTTACAAAAGATACTGTAAATGTTCCAGAAACTGGAACAACTTATGATCACGGTGCAGTTCAGTTTGCTGATATTACTAGTGGTGGCGTGTTTATGTCATTACCAGGAGACGGCACACAAGCTCACTATTCAAATGATGGTAAAACTTGGGCTGTTGGTGGTATATTACCAGCATCTGGTGCTTGGACAAAAGCTGTATTTGGCGGCGGACAAAATGCTAGAGCAACAGCAATTGTTGGCGGACTAGGCGGAACTGGTGCAGTACTTACAGCAGAATTAGGTGAACTAAACAGCATTGGCTTACCTGGACCAACACAGATTAAAAAGATTACAGTAGTTGATGGCGGACGTGGTTATGTAACTGCTCCAACTATTGTGTTAACTCCAACAGCAGGCGGAGGCGGCGCAAGTGCTGTAGCTACTGTACAAGATGGTGCAATTAAAGAAATTATTATTACAAGTACTGGTGCAGGTTATGCACAAGCACCAACAGTAACAGCTGAAACAGATAAAGTTACTGAGATTATTGTAACATCATTTGGTAGAGGTTATTTAACAGCACCAACTATTACTATTAGTGGAGGCGGTGCATCTACACAAGCAACAGCAACATCAACTATTGATAATGGCGGATTAAAAACTGTTAATATTTCACTAGATGGTGATGATCAACCGTTGCGTGGTGAAGGGTATACTAGCGCACCAACAGTAACAATTACTGATCCAGCAGCAAAATTTGTTGCAATTTCTAAAGGTTCAGCTAACAATGCATACTTAGAAAGTAGTTCATTATCAACAGCTGACTGGACAGGCGGATCACCGTTACCAGGATCAGCATACCAAGATATTGCTTATGGCAATGGAACATATGTTGTAGTTGGCGGAGATGGCACATCAGGCGCAGGTACTTCAACAGACGGTATAAGTTGGGTTGGAAGAACTATTACTACATTAACAGGTGGAACAGATACTTTTGTTGCAGTTGCACACGGTGGTAACACTTTTGTTGCAATATCACAACAAGACGAATCAGCATACAGTACAAACGGTATTACTTGGGTAGCTGGAGGTGCATTACCGCCAGCAACTGGTAACTGGAAAGCAATAGCATATGGTAACAGTAGATATGTTGCACTTGCTGAATCCGGCGAAGTAGCAGTTAGTGTTGATAAAGGCGTAACTTGGGCAGCATCACCAGCAGGATTGAAAAACATTGGAACTAGTGATTGGAACGAAGTTGCATACGGTCAAGGACTATTTGTAATTACTGGTGAAGAATATGTTGCTACAAGTCAATATGGTCTAGAGTGGTATATAAGAGATAGCTCATCAGCTTCAGGTACAAAATGGTATGGCGTAGGATTTGGTAATCCAAATAGTGTTCCAACCTGGGTAGTAACAAACGGTCCAGGAGCTACAGCAGCTCGAGGAACAGGCTTCTATATTAATACTGGTGCAAGAGCGTTGGGTAGAACAACTGACGAAGATGGACGTATAATAACAATTAGTTTAGCTGAACCTGGATCAGGTTATCCAACAGGAACTGTTGTAAGTACAACAGCACCAAACACTATTGAAGTTAACTCTGCAGCAAACTTGTATGTTGGGCAACCAATTACAATAAACACGCAGACAACAACAACCAGCAGCGGAGGCTACGGAGGATCAGGTGTTGCATCTAATGTAGAAAGTGCTACAGGTATTGACAGTGAGCAGTTATATTACATAAGTGCAATTAACGGTACTGACATTGAAATTAGTTTAATTAGTGGCGGTGCAAGTTTTGACATTACTACAGTAGTAGCAGCAGATCTAGAACCAACAATATTTGAAGCAGGACCGAGAGTAACAATTGGTGATAATAACGCAACAATTGATGCAGCAGTTAATCCTAGAATTAGAAGTGGTGCATTAGCAAGTCCAACCTTTACTAACAGAGGTACAGGATATACAACAGCAACAGCTGAATTATCAGGCGATGGTAGCGCAGACTTATATCAACCAGCAACGTTTATTGCTGTAAGAGGATTGTTTGAATTGCCAGAACCAGGATCAAACGTTGAGTTTGCTAGTATTCCGGACAATTATTATAAATTGGTTACAATTAGTAATGTTATTGGACAACCAGGAAGCTATACAGCAACCTTCCAAGTTAGTCCGTCATTAACAGTGTTGAATGCACCGAAAGACGGAACAAAGATTACTACAACTAACAAATACTCGCAAGTGCGTCTAACAGGACACGACTTCTTGTATATTGGTACTGGTAACCAAGCTAAAACAAACTATCCGTTCGTTGATATTACATCAGCATATATCGAAGCACAGCAATTAAGTAGCGGCGGCGGACGAGTATTCTTTACAAGTACTGACCAAGATGGTAACTTTAACGTTGGTGGCTTGTTTGGTGTTCAGCAGTCCACAGGTACTGCGACATTGGATGCTGACGCATTTAACTTAGCAGGATTGCAGTCATTGCAACTTGGTGGTATTGCGGTTGGTATTGGCTCAGCAGTTATTACACAGTTTAGTACAGATCCGTTCTTTACAGAAAACAGTGACAATATTGTTCCAACACAAAGAGCAATCAAATCGTACATCACTGCACAGATTGGTGGTGGACAAAGTAGCCTGAACGTTAACACACTAACAGCAGGGGTAATATTCATTGCAAACGATGAAATCACAACAACTAGTGGAGGTCAGCTAAATATTAAAGCGAAGATGAACTTTACTGGTGGTGTTGATGGAGCTCCAGTAGCACTTGGATACTTCTTAAGCAGATAAAAAATGGAGATAAATTAAAATGGCAACAGGAAGATTAGGCGTACAGGACCTAACAGCAAGTACAGATACTACTGTGTACACAGTACCAGTAGGAACTTATGCTGTAGCAAATGTATCAATTACAAATAGAAATGCAACGTCAATTTCAATGAAGTTGGCAATGGCAACGGCAGCAACGCCAACAGCGGAAGAATGGATCGAATGGAATACAGTTATTATTCCAAACGGTGTGTTTGAACGCACAGGTTTAGTTATGCAAGGCGGGCTAAATATAGTAGCAAATGTAAACTCTAATGACGTTGGTATTACAGTATACGGCATCGAAACATCGACAACTTAATTAGACAGGGGAACTAGAAATGGCACGTTATAATACAGCACCGCAAACACTGGTAGTGGAAGAGGAAACAACATTCACTTATGCGTTTACTGGAGGAATTATTTCCCTAATAGGGACAACAGGGTACGAAGTTACAATGGTAAGCCCAGTATTTTTTCCAGGAAGTCGACAAACATTTTACAACGCTACTGATGGAATGATTACGTTGACTACGTCAGCTGGTCAAATCACAGGTAACGGTGTAACACTTGGAACATCAGTAGATATTCCAACAAACTCAACATATCAATTAACATCAGATGGTGCAAATTATGTATTAACAAGTGCGTTAGCAGGTACTACAGTATTTGAACTACCAGTTACATTTAATGATGTACTAAATGCTGATGCAAAAGTAGAACTTAATCCATTAGATAATAATGTAGAAATTAAACCAACAGGTTCAGGAACAGTTGACATTAGTCCACAGAGTTCTGTCTCCATTCAGCCTGGGGCACAAGCAACACTCCGACCTACAGGAAATTTAACATTAGCATCTGCATCAGGATCAATTATATTAGGCGAAGCTGGAAAACCAACAGAATTTCCAGGTAACTTAGATTTTACAGCAGCTGGACAGATTATTAATATGGCGCCAACTGGTTCAACTAGTTCAGTAACAATTGATCCAGGTGGCGATACTACTATTGGAGCAGGCGGCACACTAACAATTAGTTCAGATACACAAGGTAGTATGTCTAATGTTAGAATTGGTGCAACTAATCCAGCACAAGCTAACTTTACTAGCTTAGGTGCAACAGGAGCAGTTACATTTTCAGCAAACACAGCATCAAGTAGTACTACATCAGGTACGCTAGTTGTAACAGGTGGGTTAGGTGTAAGCGGAGCAATATACGGTGGAAGTTTACAAGGTACAGCAGTTGGTAGTTCAACAGCTAGTACTGGTGCATTTACATCATTAACTTCAAACGGTGCAACAACATTTACAGCAAACACAGCATCAACTAACACTACAACAGGTACGCTAGTTGTAACAGGCGGCATTGGTGTAAGTGGCGCATTATTTGCAGGCAGTATTAATAATACTCCAATTGGTAGTTCAACTGCTAACACAGGTGCATTTACTACACTAACTGCAAACTCAACTGTAGACTTTACAGGAACTACAGACGCTTCAAACAACTCGGGTGACACTGGTACACTACGTTGTGAAGGTGGTGCAAGTATTGCTAAACGCATTTACTCCGGCGGCGGCTTTGTAGGTTCAATTGGTAACGTATCAAGAGCTTCTGGAGAATTTACAACACTAAGTGCAACAAGTACAGTAGGATTTAGTCCAGCAAACGCTAACTTAACATTTTCACCAAGTGGAACAGGTACTGTTACAATGTCACCAGCAGGTGGCGGATCAATTAACAATATGTCAATTGGTGCATCAACATCAAGCACTGGTAAATTTACAAGTCTTGAAACAACTGGCGATCTAACTATTCCAAGATACTTGCGTCACGCAGGTGATAGTAACACGTATCTTGACTTTGAAGGCGATACAATTAGTATGTATGTTGGAGGAAGTCGTGAAGTAACAGTTAATGGCACAGGTGTACGTTTAGGCGACACAGATAACGGATACTTCCGTCCAGTAAGTGGTAACTACGGTTCGATTGAAATTGACGGCGGCGACCACGGTGGCTGGGAAGGGTATTCAATTGGCGGACGAGTTGTGTTTATGCACGATAACAGCAATGCTGCCGGCTTATACGACGATGTAAACAATCACTGGTTCGTTTATCATACACTTAATGGCCAAACTCAACTGCGTTATAACGATTCTAATAAGATTGAAACGCAAAATGATGGTTGTCAAACAAACGGTATTCACAGAGCTTCAGGTAACGTTATTTCAAATACTTCAGATGCTAGACTTAAAACTAACATTGAAAACATTCCAAATGCACTAGACAAAGTTATGTCACTTAATGGTGTAACATATAATTGGAACGAAAATACACCAGATGACTTTGATAAAGAAAAAGCAGAAGTAGGATTGATTGCTCAAGAAGTGCAAGCAGTACTTCCAGAAATCATTCACCCTGCACCGTTTGATAGAGATCCGGAAAACGATGGTAAATCAATATCAGGTGAGGACTACATAACATTGCAATACGAAAGAGTTGTACCTTTATTAGTAGAAGCAATTAAAGAATTAAAAGAAGAAATAAATACATTAAAGGGAGACGCATAAATGGCTACTTGTTTATATAGCGATGGGATTAGGTTTCCGGACGGTACGTGTCAAAGATCACAAGGCCAAGTACCTGGAGGGTTTTTCCAGTGTTACAATACTTGCTTAGTATGTAATGGTACACACAGGTGTAGAGCACACTGTGGTAGATGTGGTTGCTGGTTTGCTTGTACTTGTGCATCAAAAATTACATTTGAAGTATGGAGCGGAGGTGGCTCAGGATCAGGACACTGCTGCTATAGTTGTAGATGTGATATGGCAAGTTGTGGATCGTTTGGAGGATATTTTGGTAGAAAAACTATTAGACGAACCGACGGACAATTTATTCCAGGGTGCTGTTACAGATTCTGTGTAGGCTCAGGTGGTAACGGAACATCAAATAACGGCTGCGGTTGCTTTACTGCTTGTTGTCAAGGACCGAGAGGGTGTAGTAGTTGGTTTATTGGTTCAGGATTATGCTGTACTTGTATACCAGGCGGACTAGGTGCATATGTAAGATACTGTACTTGTAAGTGTATGAGTGGCGCTAACCGAACAGAAGGATTCTGTAACTTAGGTATTTGTATTGGTTGTAAATGGGACTTTGCTGATACAGGTGGCGAGCCACAATTTTATAAATCAGACAGTGGTTGCCAGTGTTGGGATAGATGGCAGAAAACTGCTCCATCCTATGGACTCAATAACGAACATACATACTATATGGGACCTAGTAGAACATATTGCGGTTGTGCAAGTTGTTGTAGAGGATTTAGATTGATTGCTATGGGTGGAATGAGTAATATGAAATCGTGGTGCGGTAACTTTATTTGTTTCTGTCGTGGTACTCCGGGTATGCCGGGTCTAATTAGAATAACTTGGAGTTAATAGAATGGCGATAATAGATATGAAAACAAATTTTGGTGTCAACATAGATGATATCAATATGAGTGACGAATTTGAAACCGAATGGATTAAAAAAGAGTATAGTTACGAATGTCCAAATAACAATTATTTAGATGGTTGGGATAGTACAGATACAATTAATACTATCTATATTGGTCCAAAAACAATTTACTTTTTTGCAAATAATGAAGACGGAACATTTGAATCTGTATTTAGAGAACACGAACTACCAGATGAATCAATTGAAGCAGACTCAGAAACAACATTAATTAAATTTGATTGTGCATCAGATCCGTTAGCTGCTGAAGTATTATCCGATTATCATAATAACTTTATGGATGATGATGACTGGGAACACGAAGTAGGTCAAAAAGTGATTGAGTCACCAGAAGGATATGAAAACTTTGAATATCCTTATCCAATTCACCCAGACGAACTATATGATGATTTAAAATGTCGCTGGGACTTTGAAAATGAAAAAGTTATTTTGCACAAACAAACTAACGAATGTTGGATAGGTAAAGCTCAAAGCTGGCATACAATTAAAGCGGAAAGAGACGTATTGTTAAGAAATACTGACTCATTGTATGCTACATATCTAGCTATGGATGCTGAAGGTGAGAAAACTCAAGAGTTAGCAACGTACAGACAATTGTTAAGAGATATGCCACAGGCATTTGAAGGTACTGATATTCCTCAAATCTTTATTGATTCTATGTATCCAAAAACTACAATAATTGAGTTTGACATTACTAATTATGATGATTACAATCCAAATGAAGATCCAGATCTTACTGGAGAGTAAGTAATAAAAACAAAAAGAAAAGGGCAGTTTTTATACTGCCTTTTTTTATGACAACCACTTTTGTAATAATCAATTATAGGGTCTAATAAATAATTTAGTAATTACAAAGGGACAAATATGAAAAGATCAACAGCATTTTTTATCAATGGAGGAGCTGGTAGAGTAGTTACTAGTATTCCTGCATTTGAGCTTTACGAAAAAGAGAATCCAGATGATGATTTTATCATTGTTTGCGAAGGGGGTATGGACTTTTATAAAGGACATCCGACCCTACATAAACGTGCTTATGATACTTGGCACAAAGGATTATTTGAACAATTTATTAAAGATAGAGATTGTGTAAGTCCTGAACCATATCGAATCTGGGAATACTACAATCAACAATGTAGTATTGCTCAAGCATTTGATATTGAAATTAACAAAAAAGGTATTAGAGATTTACCAGCACCTACAATTGACCTTAACAAATCAGAACTAATTCAAGGTAAAGGGGTAGTTGACGAAGTAAGAGCTGTTACCGGGTTTGACAAAATTTTAGTTATTCAACCTTTTGGTAGAGGTGTTGAAGAAAGTTTAATTGACTCAACATCAAGAAGTTTTAGAGTTGAAGATATGCTTGGAATGGCAAATCAATTAAAACAAGAATATGGCATTATTATAATGTCAGAGCATCAGCTAAACTTATATGAAGAAAATGAAAATGAAGTTCCATTAGCACAGCCACAGATTCCAGATCTTCGTATTTGGTCAGCAGTAATTAAAGAAGCTGATCACTTTTTAGGTTGTGATAGTGTAGGTCAGCACGTTGCTAAAGCATTAGGAACACCTGCTACTGTTGTAACTGGAAGTACATTTCCAATTAATACATCTTACCTAAATGATAAAGATGTAACAATATTTGACATTGGCGAAGGCAGAAGAGTTTACAGTCCTATTAGAGCTAGTATGGAAGAAGAACCAGATAGAGTTAACGATAAAGCAATGAATATGAGCGATACACACGTTAATGATATTGTTAAATCTATTAAAGGCAAAATGGGAAAATCTAAAAAAAGTGCTCCAAGACAACCTTCAGAACAAATGCAACAGCCACAAGGCGAAGTTTGTCCAACACACGGAGTTGTACATCGACCAGGTGACGGATTTCATCACGGAGGAAATAGATAATGAGTTTATGGATTGCTGGCCTTGCTAGAGGCCATAATGCAGGCGTTTGCTTAATGAAAGATGGAGAAATTATTTTTTCTATTGAAGAAGAAAGACTAACACGTAGTAAGTATGACGGCGGACCATTAGCATCGATATTGAAAATTTTAGAGTATACAGATAGGCTAGATTATATGGTTATCTCTCATACTCAAACACTTGATGAAACTGCTGGTAGAGTTGATTATACTAATGAAGATGTTTATACTGGCCTTGCTAGAAAAATGGGGTTAATTGAAAGTAATCATCCGTGGGACCACCATCCTCAAGTTATTGATGTAGCTAAACTACACCATAAGATGCACGCCAGTTTAGCATTTTATAGATCAGGATTTGAGGAAGCAACAGCAGTAATTATTGACGGAGCTGGTACTTGTTACCCTCTTGAAGCTGATGGTGATAGTAGATATATGTGGGAAACTGAATCTATTTACAAATGCAGTTATCCAGATAATATTGAAACGTTATATAAAACATTAGGTTGTAAAGACTTTTTACCAACAGTTGCAAATGAAGCACCTGACTATGATATTTTTGGTAACAAAACAGGATCATACGAAGCGTCTTTATCAGATCGTGCAGGTATTACAAAGTGCTACGAAGCAGTAACAGAGTACTGCGGTTGGAATGCAATTGAAGCAGGTAAAACTATGGGACTATTTCCATATGGCGGCCCTAACGAAACTTTACCGCCATTCTTTGATGAATACGCAAACTGGCCTACACCATTAAGTAATAGAAACCTTTTTATACCTAGATATCCAAATGGTTCTATTGTTAACGAATCACTCTATTCACATTTAAGAGAGCGTCCTGCCTCAGAAGACGCTGATGCAACATTATTACAAAATAGAAGAGATATGGCGTATGCTATTCAAACGCAAACACAAAAAGCTGCCGCAGATGTTATTAGATATGCTGTACAAATTAGTGGGTGTAAAAATGTTGTTGTTAGTGGAGGATATGGATTAAACTGTGTTGCTAACTATTATTTCCTTAAAGAATTAGAAGATGAAGGTATTAATCTATATGTTGAACCAGTGTCAAACGATGGCGGCACAGCAATGGGTGCAGCTATGTGGGCATACAGAAGTCTTACTAAAGATATGAAAATCGATCCTCAAGCTACTGATGTATACCTAGGCCCAGACTGGAATATTACAAACGAAGATGTTGATAATGCAGCTAAAATGTTTGATGGTGAAGTATCTGATGCAACTAATGAAGACATTGTTGAATTAATTACAAATAGAAATATTGTTACAGTATTTCAAGGAAGATCTGAAAACGGACCAAGAGCGTTAGGTAATAGAAGTATTCTATATGATCCAACAGACCCAAATGGTAAAGACTTTATTAATAGTGTAAAACATCGAGAATACTTTAGACCATTTGCAGGTAGTATATTAGAAGAAGATGTACACGAATGGTTTGATTTGCGTGGTATGGAAAGCTCACCAACAATGATGTATGCTGTAAACTGTCAGCCTGGCGTCGAAGAAAAGATTCCAGCTATTATTCACGTAGACGGCACTTGTCGAATTCAAACTGTAAATAGAGATCAAAATCCAAACTATTACGATTTAATCAAAGCGTTTAAAGATAAAACAGGCTGTCCAATTGTATTCAATACTAGTTTTAACTTAGGTGGTGATCCTTTAGTTGAAACACTTCAAGATGCATTTCATACCTTAGCGTCTAGTAAAATTGAATACTGTTACTTGCCAGAATTAGGAAAATTAGTAAAGGTAAAAAATGTTTGAAATGATTCTTGGTAATCTTATTTTTAAAACTAAGATGCCCAACCACGAAGAAATTAAAAAAGAATTTCTACCACATTTAAATGATCCAAACTCATTTGGTAAATCAGTAAAATGGGATTGTAATTGCGATACAACTATTCATCATCCAGACCTTAACGAAAAACTTCCTTGGAATTTATTTTTTGGTAATATTCAAGAAGCATTGAGACCTTATCTTTACGAGATTGGATTAAAGGAAGAATATCAGAATCAATTACATTCATATGCGTGGGCGAATAGATATCACAAAGGACAGCATCAAGAGGTACACGCACACGGCGGCGACGGCAATATTGTTAGTTGTGCATATATGTTAGACCTACCAAATAATGAAGATCCTAGTGAAAATGGGCAGTTTATTTTTTATGATAGTAGTTGTGAAATGTTTAGTGCTAATCATATGCATTTATTTGAAGAGCCAGAACGTTGGACACAAAGACACAATCCGTTTTTAGAAGATGGAGATATTGTATTTTTTCCAAGTACGTTAGATCATTATGTTACTTGGAATAAAACTGATAATGTTAGAGCTTCAATTAGTGCTAATTTTAAAGTTATTGAAGATCAACCTAATGAATCTGCAAACTGAGCAAGATTGTCAAATATAATAGTTTTCTTTTTAATTTTTTGATTGCTAAATTTGTTAAGTTCTTTTAATGTTTCTTGACCGTGGCCGGTAAGAACTAATACAGGCTTTGCTCCTACCTTAAATGCAGCTTTTAAATCTGATATTTTATCACCAACAAAAAACCCTTTTGAAAATTTAATAAATGGCATTTCTTCTTCACAGCGTTTGAACATACCTGTATTAGGTTTAGCAAACCCGTCTGCACGTAAACTTGTTTCACTATAATATAATGCGTCAATACTAGAACAACCTGCTTCGCCTAATAAATTAAACATATGGTCGTGTACTTTTTCAACATCGTCTGCTGTATAAATTCCCTTACCAATACCACCTTGATTTGTAATAATTGCAATCTTGTGACCTAATCTTCTTATCTTAGCAATAGCTTTTAAACTACCTGGGATAGGTTTAAAATCTTCAACTTTATAAACATAATCTTTAGATAGGTCGATTGCATCAACATTAATAACACCATCTCTATCTAGTCCTACAACTACCTTAGGAGCAATGTTATGTACTGGATCATAATATGGAATGTCTTCAGGCTTTGGCTGATTACTCCATCCCATATTTGGCTTTGCTTGTTGTGTCTTTTTAGGTGCGTTGCCCCACATATTATACGACATTTATAATCCTACATTAAATGCAATAGTTGTTCTAACTACATTATGTCTTGTAGTTATTACTTTGTGTTTTAAGTATGAAGGGAATAAAATTAATTTACCCTTTTCTGCTTTAATATCAAGTTGTGCTTGAAAAAACGGCTTATCAGGATCATCGTGTTGTACATATTCAGCAACAGTATTTGGATTATACATACGAATATAACCTGCGTTTTCATTAGCACGTAACCAATAAATTCCACTGATACCATCTATGCCGTGACCGTGCATATCGTGCCCTTCATCGTCTTTGTAATCTTGTGTCCAGTAGTGTAAACCTTCACCTGTTTGTATACTAGTTGCTTCTTTGTATTCTGCAATACATTTAGCCCACTCGTCAGTTAGTTCAGGTGCAATCTCGTGATACATAATTTTAGTTTCCCAAAAGTCGGATCTTCTATAATCGTATTCATCACCGTTGTGCTCTAGTTTATCTAATTCTGGAGTTAATCTTGTTTCTAGCTCATCTGCTAATTCTGGCGGTAGGTTATAATGCAATATTGGAACTGCAAAGTGACTTTTAACTTCCATTGTCTGCATCTTCTAATGCTTGACTATCCCCTGGACCAATGCGATAGTTATCTTCAACACTATCTGGTGTACTAACTTCAGTTACACTGCCTTCTTTTGTTAAACAAATTAACTGATGGGGTTGCAACGGAGGATTGCGCCATACTTCGCCTTCTTTTAATTCTTTCTCATACAAAGTAGAATCTTTTGTGTCAATGTATGCAACTTTAAATACGCCACTATTTACAAACCAAGTTTCATCTTTTTCTTTATGAAAGTGCATACTTGTTTTAGCCATTTCTCTAGTAAACACCATAATTTTGCCGCAATACAAATCATTAGTTGCCCAGATCATTTCGTAACCCCAGCCTTTTTTATCTATACCAGTTTTTCTAGTTGGTTCATCCATTTACAAAATCCTCTACTGTTGTGTACTTTATATCTACTATATTATTTAATTTTTTGTTATCTGCACAAGTATATTCTTGATACTGTCCTTTTAAATTATCAGGCATTTCAATATATTTTATTTCTGCGCTATATTTTTTAGAAATCATTTCAGCTACTGTTTCAAAGCTACTAGCTGTGCCAGTGCCAATATTATATAATCCAGGCGTCTTATTTTCCATTAATTGCTTGTGTGCTTCGCATACGTCACCTACAAAAATAAAATCTCGCTTATAATTATCACTTCCGTAGAATAGTGTAATTTTACCATCGTCTTTAGCTTGCTGTGTAAACTTTGTTATTGGACTTGCTTGATTACCTTTGTGATCTTCTAACGGTCCAAACACATTAAAATATCTAAATCCTTGTACGCATACTTTGTGATCTTGCTGCCACACCCATCTATCAAACAAATACTTTGACCAAGCATATGGACTTTGAGGTTGCTTAGGTGAATCTTCACTAAATTCTGTATTAGTTCCATATACGCTGGCACTTGATGCATATTGAAAATTTACACCTTTGGTATTACATTGATTATATAACCATTTAGAAAATTCGTAATTTTGTAGCATAACCTTGTCTACATCAGTTTCAGTAGTAGACGAAATTGCTCCTACGTGTATTACTTGATCAAACCCGTCAACTTCTGGTAAATGTTCTTCTTGCCATTCGTACCCATACAAGTCGTGATCGGTCTGTAAATAAAAAGTTAGGTTCTGACCAATGAACCCTTTATGTCCGGTAATTAATATCTTCATTTTTTATCTCTAATATTTTTGTTGTGCTATGGCCTTCTACTGTAGGAACAATATGTACAGGAGCAATATCGTGTCCTACTATTTCTTCCACAGTATAGTCGCCGCCTTTGACAATTAAGTCTGGCTGTAGTTGTTTAATTAATTCATAAGGAGTGTCGTTAACAAAAACAATAACCTCATCTACATACGGAATCAACAACAATTGTTCCATACGAGTTTGTACGTTGTTAATGGGTCTTAAAGCGCCTTTTAAGCGGGTTACGCTTTCATCGCTGTTAAGTCCTACAATTAACTTATCGCCACGCATACGGGCTTCTTTAAGCAACGTAAGATGCCCTTTATGTAGGATATCAAAGCAACCGTTTGTGAATACAACTTTCTTTTTTAAATCTTTTTCTTGTAATATATACGTACCACTATGCTTAACACTTTCAGTAGATCCTGCTACTGCTAATTGCAAGCATTTTTCATAATCATATTCTTTTGTAAGGGCATATACAAAGGCAGCTATAAAACAATCTCCAGCTCCAGTGACATCTGATACTTCGACATTTTCTACAGGAATCTTAAACTGCTCATTGTCTATTGTAGCATCTACTGTATGTCCTGCATCAGTAGTAATAATATTACCTTGCCATTCGTCAAACTCAAACTTAGTGTATTCACTGTTGTTTGGTTTAACTATCCAAGCACCTTCATAATTGAATGCGTAACGTTTTGGATCTACAATTACTTTAGGTCCTTGACTGTTAATGTGTGCAATAATTTGTTTCGCATTGTCTAGTACACCTTTGTCGTAATCACTTAGAATAACATAGTTATACTCAGAGAAATCACTACGTAATACATTTGCTAGTACTGCATTTGAATCTGCATCTCTATCATCATCTATACGTGTAATATAATGTCCGTCACAAACAATACGTGTCTTTACACTAAGTGGTTGTTTTGTTTCAAACAGTGTAACGTCTACACCTAAACTTTTTAAATTTTTGTATACAAGTCCAGCGCCGCCTAGTGATTCTTTTTCTTCTTGATAAGTTACAACAGGCACAGGCGCTTCGGGACTAATTCTTGAACTAGTACCATACACATATTTGTCAATTATGACGTCACCTAAAACTAATACTTTCATATCTTATATTATACTTTCTTTTGGACTATTAGTCAAGTAAATTTATGACATCAAAAACAGTTTTTAATTTTGTAAGATTTACTTTTTTGCTTAGTGTATTTTGTAGGCCGAAATGTAACGGCTTTGGCCATTTGCTAAAACTACACCAGCTGTAGCCATCGTGTTCAGAATTTAATTTAGGAATAAACTCTTTGTCGACTAAACAAAGATATGTATGAAATTTAAATCTAGTATCGTTAGATACAAAGGTTTCTAACGGAATAGTTTTTTTGATTTCAACTTTTCCTATTTCTTCTTCAATTTCTCGTCTAAGGCCTTCCCACGGTGTTTCAATACCTTCGTTAGTGCCACCAACCAAACCCCATACATCTTTGTGCTTCCCGTTTGCGCGATGCAAAAACAAGAACCTTTTAGAATCAAGAGAATATAATAATGCTCCACTGCATATGATTTGATTGTTCATATATGTAGTTATATTAGAAGTTTAAACTCCAAGTGCCGTTTGGATATTCGCCTTCGAACGAAAGTAACCAGTCATTACCATCAAACTTGTATTGCACTCCGGTGTTTAAATTTGTTGTGTATAATGTACCGTATACACTAAGGTCAACGTCTGCATCAAATATAATAGTCCATTTAGATCCATCCCATTCAACTATATCATTAGCATTTGCTATAAAGTCTGTATTGTCAGAATTTTTCCAAGCATCAGAGCCGTCGTTGTTTTTGGCATCTCCAATATCGCCTAATAATAATATTCTAGGATTGCCTGATAGTCCTAATGATTGTGGATTTGATTTTGTAGGATCTATAATATAATCAATTTTATTTCTAGCACCTACTTCACTTGTTATTAGTGAATCTGTTGGGATAGTATCTTCATCCCAGGAAACTGTAGCTTCTGTTTCGTCTAGTGGATTAATTGCAAGCGAACCAATAACATCAAAAGCCATATCTGCTCTAGTGAGCCTTACTTGTGTAATTCCATCTACAAACTTTTGAGGGAATGCTAATAAAAATTCGGGCCAAGATTTGCCGCCAACATTTCCCTTGTCAATTAATTTAATTGAATTATTAAGAACTAATAGGCTTGTATTTTTGTAGTTAGTTGGGCCAACACTTAGTCTAGTTTGTGTAGTTTCCCAATATGCTTCTGTTTTTCCTCTTTGCAGATCACCGTTTTCGTCAACATAAATCTTTGTACTAATATTAGCTGCATCATCAAGGTCGTCAATTTCACCACCTTGGAATACTCTACTAATAACATCAGTAACAATACCTAAACGTTTAACTTTAGTAGGTGGACTAATATAAATTGGTGTTGTAAAAGTTAATGAACCTACATCAATCTCTGAATCAGTTCCTGTAGGAATACTTCTTGAACTCCAAGAAATGGTATCTAAATTAACAACACTTAAACTGGTCCAGTCAAGATAATTATCAGTAGTTTGTATTTCTAAACTTGGATTAAACAACATTAGAACTTGTTCCATAATTTGTAACTTTTGTTCTGTATTTGTAGTCCAAATATCAACATTTACTGATAACGTATACGGAGTAGGCATTAATCGTTCAACAGTATAGTTTTTACCATCTGTATTTAGGTACTCGTTATTTTCTTCGTCATATGCTCTTTCTCTAATATGTGCTTTACTAACATAACTAGAGTCGCTTGTACGACTTCTGTCCATTTCTAAACCAGTAACATAAATTCCCATTCTTGGCGCACTAGGAATTTTATTTTCAGAATTGTCTCTTAAAATACTTCCAACTTGCCTAGTAATATCACCGTACGTTATAGGAACTGTTGTTAATTGTCCTTTGCCGTCTTGGTAAGAAAACCCGCTCATCATTCTAATCATTTGAGTAAGGTAACGTCTTATTTGTCCATCATAAAAATGTTGCATTATAAATCTGCCTTAGGCCTAAGCACATTGCTGAGGCTTTGTCGTTGCGCTTCTCTGTTGTTATACAATATAACTTCCCATTGTCCTGTATATTTAACTGTAGATTGTGCACCGTTTACAACAGGCAAATTAATTACAGC